ATGACCCAACCGCCATCCGGCGCGGCCTCTGCGCGCCGTCGATCCCGCACGCCCAGAGACTGGCGCGACACTTTCATCGCCGCATTGGGCGAAACCTCCAACGTGGCCGCCGCCGCACGGGCCGCGCGGATCAGCACTGGCTGGGTTTACAAGATCCGGCGCGAGGACGCGGAGTTCAGGCGGCGCTGGTTCACTGCCCTGTGCGAAGGGTACGACAATCTCGAAATGGACCTGCTCTGCTGGTTGCGCACCGGCAGGTTGGGGGAATCGGGCGCTGGCGGCGCCGAGCGCAAGTTCGATGCCGCCACGGCCCTGCGCGTGCTGGCCGCGCACCGGGAGGCGGTGGGCAAGGAACGCGGCCGTCAGTCGATGGAAAGCGAGGCAGAGATCATCGCCTCGATCAATGCCAGGATCGACGCCATGCGATCCCGCGAGCAGGCAGCCGCCCGCCTGCTGACGGATGGCCGCGCCAGCGGGACCGGTACCCATGCCGGCCGATGATGAACGCGCCGGATGGTTCACCACGCTCGATTCGCCGCAGCAGGCCGATTTCCTCGCCACGCTGGATACCGCCCAGTGCGACGCGATACGGTGGCACTGGGAACAATGGGCCAGGCCCGAGCAATTGCCGCCTGCCGGTGCGTGGCGCACCTGGCTCGTCTGTGCCGGGCGCGGGTTCGGCAAGACCCGCAGCGGCGCGGAATGGGTCCGCCAGATCGCCCGCGCCTGCCCCACCGCGCGCATTGCGCTGGTCGCCGCTTCGCTGGCGGAAGCGCGCGCTGTCATGGTGGAAGGCGAAAGCGGCATTCTCGCCTGTTGTTCCCCTGCCTCCCGCCCGCTGTTCGAACCATCCCTGAAACGGCTGACATGGCCCAATGGCGCACAGGCCTTCCTCTATTCCGCGGCAGAGCCGGAGAGCCTCCGCGGGCCGCAGCACAGCCACGCGTGGTGCGACGAAATCGGCAAATGGGACATGGCCGGAAACCGCGCGATGCGCGCGTGGGACAATCTCCAGCTCGGCCTGCGACTGGGCGACGATCCACGCGCCGCCGCCACTACGACTCCGCGCGCCACGCCGTTGCTGCACCGGCTGCTGGCAGGTGAGAAGGATGGCGAAACCGCCGTCTGCCGTGGTTCGACTTTTGCCAATCGGGCCAATCTGCCCACGCCGTTCCTCGCCGCGATGCAATGTGAATTCGACGGCACCGCTCTCGGGCGGCAGGAACTGGGCGGCGAGCTGCTGACCGATATCGAAGGCGCGCTATGGACCCGCGCCTTGCTCGAACGCTGCCGGGAAGCCGCCTCACCCCCGCCCGCGCGGCGGGTGGTGGTCGCGGTCGACCCACCGGCCAGCGCGCATGGCGACGAATGCGGCATCGTCGCGGTCGCACTGGGCGAGGACGGCATAGGCCGCGTGATGGCCGATGCCTCCGTCGACAAGGCAGGCCCCGAACGGTGGGCCCGCGCGGTCGCGGCCACTGCCGCGGCATGGCAAGCCGATCGCGTGGTGGCGGAAGCCAATCAGGGCGGGGCGATGGTCGAATCCGTGCTACGCGCCGCCGATTGCGCGATGCCCGTCCGGCTGGTCCATGCCAGCAGGGGCAAGGCCGCTCGTGCAGAGCCTGTCGCCGCGCTCTACGAATCCGGGCGCGTGCGGCACTGCGGGCTGTTTCCCCGGCTGGAGGACCAGCTCTGCGGGATCATGGCCGGCGGGGCCTATCACGGGCCGGGCCACAGCCCCGACCGGGCCGACGCCCTGGTATGGGCAATGACCGAACTGATGCTTTCCCGGCGCAGCGAACCGCGCGTGATGCGGATGTAACGCCGCCCTCCAACCGAACCGTACATTTTTGAAAGGAACCCCATGTCCTTCCTCTCCACCCTTGCCTCCGCCTTCAAGGGCGGCGGGGGCGATCGCGTGCCGTTGGCCCGCGGTTTCGTCTCACCCTGGCAATATGCGCACGATCCCGGCCCCTCGTTTCCCCCATACGAATATTGCCGGTCGGTCACGCGGGCCTTCATCGACAATCCGGTCGCCCAGCGGGCCGTCCGGCTGGTGGCCGAAGGGGTCGCCAGCGCGCCTCTGGCGTCCGGCGATGCCGACCTGCTCACGCTGGTCGGGGCCAGCAGCGCGGGGCAGTCGCTGCTGGAAACGCTGGCAGCGCAGTTGCTGCTGCACGGCAATGGCTTCGTCCAGATCATGAAGGACGGACGCGGCAGGCCGGTCGAACTGTTTGCCCTGCGGCCGGAACGGGTCGCGATCCAGCCCGGCCCAGACGGATGGCCCGCCGCGTTCCGCTATCGCGTGGGCGAGCACACGGTGACTCTGCCGCTGGAGGATGAAGACGGATGGCCCGGTGTCATCCACCTGAAAGGCTTCCACCCGGCGGACGACCATTATGGCGCCGGATGCCTTGCCGCTGCCGAACAGGCCGTGGCGATCCACAACGCCGCAAGCGCGTGGAACCGGTCCTTGCTGGAAAACGCGGCGCGGCCATCCGGCGCGCTGGTTTACGACACCGGCGACGGTGGGACGCTGTCCCCCGATCAGTTCGCCCGCCTGCGCCACGAACTGGCCGATGCCTTTGCCGGGCAGCCCAACGCCGGCAGGCCCATGCTGCTGGAAGGCGGGCTGACCTGGCAATCGCTGTCGCTAAGCCCGGCGGACATGGACTTCGCCGAACTGAAAGCCGCCGCCGCGCGGGACATTGCGCTTGCATTCGGGGTGCCGCCGATGCTGCTCGGTCTGCCGGGGGACAACACCTACGCCAATTATCGCGAGGCGAACCGCGCGCTCTGGCGCCTGACGCTGCTGCCGCTGGCAGGCAAGATCCTCGGCGCCTTGCGCGAAGGGCTCGCCCCCTGGTTTCCCGATGCGCGGATCGCGGTCGATCTCGACCGGGTTCCCGCACTGGCCGAAGACCGTGAACGGCTGTGGACGCAAATATCCGCCGCCGATTTCCTCGATCCTAATGAAAAACGCGCCCTGTTGGGCCTCACCCCGAAAGGAGACACGTAATGAACGGAGAAGACATGCTCGCGCGGCTGGTCGCGCAGGCGCAGGCCGATGGCGGCGATCTCGTCACGCTGCGCGCCGTGGTCGAAGAAGCCAGCGAACTGGGTGCCGCGCGCACGTTGGCTCGGCTGGGCCTGGCCGACGCGGACGCACAGCAGGACATCGACGAGTTGCGCGAACTGTTACAGGCTTGGCGCGATGCCAAGGCCAGCGCATGGCGCGCGGCAGTGGACTGGACCGTGCGCGGCCTGCTCGCCCTCCTGCTGATCGGTATCGTGTTTCGCATCGCACCCGGCGGGATATGGCGATGACTGGCACGCACCGGGATACCGCCTGCACGCCGTTGCGGCTTGCCGGATATGCGGCGCTGTTCGGTATAAGGGACGGCGGCGGCGATACGATCCGCAAGGGCGCTTTCGCCCGGACTCTGCGCGAACGGGCCACTGGGCGGCTGGGCCCCCTGCCCCTGTTCTGGCAGCATCGGCCCGGCTGTCGGATCGGCTGGGTCGAACATGCTGGCGAAGATGCGCGCGGGTTGCAGGTCATCGCCCGGATCGACCAGCCCGCCAGCCGCGCCGCCGCCGCCCTGCATCGGCGGACTATCTGCGGGCTGAGCTTCGGCTATCGCGTGTGCCGCCACTGGCCGGTGCCGCGCGGGCGCTTGCTGGAAGATCTCGAACTATTCGAAATCAGCCTTGTCACGCATCCGATGCAGCATGGCGCGCGCGTCCACCTCGTCCGCTGAATCCCTGCCCCACTCATTCACCGAAAGCCGCCGCTCCGGCGGCTTTTTTCGTGCCCGATCCCCTCAAGACCAATCCCCCCTCAAGAAAGGTGACTGCCCGATGGATATGGAACTGGAAAACGAAACCGAAGTCCTCGCCGCATCGTTCGACATCGTCGCGCGGCAGGATACGGCCGAAAAGGCCATCACTGTCCTGCGTTCTGACGTTGACGAAGTGAAGGCCCGGCTCGACCGCGTCAGCCGCGCCGCCGCCCGGCCCGTGCTGGGCGGCCTGCACGGCAGCGTCGAAGTGAAAGGCTTCGTCGATGGCTATTTGCGCCAGGGCCGCGAGAGTGAAGTGAAATCGCTCAACGGCGCAGCACCGGGCGATGGCGGTTATGCCGTCCCGCGCGAAATCGACGCCCTGATCGCCAGCGAGATGAAGCAGATCAGCCCGATCCGCAATCTCGCCCAGGTGGTTCAGGTGGGCAGCGCAGGCTATCGCAAGCTGGTCGCCACTGGCGGCACCGCTTCCGGCTGGGTCAGCGAAACGGCGGCCCGTCCTGAAACCGGCACGCCGCAATTCGCGGAAGTGTCACCGCCTTCCGGCGAACTCTACGCCAATCCGGCGGCCAGTCAGGCGATGCTGGACGATGCGGCATTCGATCTCGAAAGCTGGCTGGCCAGCGAAGTGGCGATGGAGTTCGCCCGCGCCGAAGGGGCTGCCTTCATCAACGGCACCGGTGTCAATCAGCCACTCGGCTTTCTGAACGCGCCCCGTTCTCTCGCAAGTGACGCGACACGCCCGTTCGGCACACTGCAATATGTGGCGAGCAGCGATGCGAACACGCTCGGCACGATGATGGAAATCGTGCTGATCGACCTCGTCCACACGATGAAGGCCGGGCACCGCCAGGGGGCAAGCTGGGTCATGAATTCCGCCACTCTGGCCGAAGTGCGCAAGCTCAAGACCGCGGACGGCGCTTTCCTGTGGCAACCGGGGCTTGTCGAAGGCCAGCCGGACCGGCTGCTGGGCTATCCGGTGGTCGAAGCGGAAGACATGCCCGATATCGCCGCAGGCAATGTTCCGATCGCCTTCGGCAATTTCCGGGCCGGCTATCTGATCGCGGAACGCAGCGCGACCACGATCCTGCGCGACCCGTTCACCAACAAGCCGTTCGTCCATTTCTATGCCACCCGCCGCGTCGGCGGGCAGGTGCTGGACAGCACGGCGATCAAGCTGCTGCAGATCGAAGAGGAAGCATAAGCGCGCGGGCAGCGCACGCGCCCCGTCGCGTGTGCTGCCTCGCACCGCCCCCCACGAACCCACCGCAAAGGAAACCCCCGATGCAGCGGACGATCCTCTCGCCTGCCACATTGCCTCCAGCCGCGCTTGACGAACTGAAAGACTGGCTGGCCATCACGACAACCGCCGAAGACCCGCCGCTGGAACGGCTGCTGCACGCATCGCTCGACCTGTGCGAGGGCTTTACCGGACAGATGCCTCTGGAAACCGCCTGCGAGGAAATTCTGCCTGCCAGCGGCAACTGGCAGGGGCTCGCCACCTCCCCGGTGCAGGCAATCACCGCTGTCGAGGCGATTGCACCGGACGGAACGCGCAGCCCTCTCGCGCCGGAACGCATGGCCATCGACCTCGATTTCGCAGGCGGCGCACGCGTGCGCGTGGCCCGATCGCCGGCACTGGTCCGCATCGCAGTGCGCTTCATTGGCGGCATCGCACCTGACTGGGCCACTCTGCCCGCTGCCCTGCGCCACGGTATCGTCCGCCTCGCCGCAGAGCTTTACCGCGACCGCACCAGTGCCGGTGGCCCACACACACCGCCTGCCGCCGTCACCGCCCTCTGGCGGCCATGGTGCAAGACGAGGCTCGTATGATCACGGCCAAAGTGCGCCACACGGCAAACCTCGCTGCCCACCTTTCCAGGCAGGCGGGCCGTCTGGCGGCCGCCCATGCCGAGGAACGGCTGCGCGCGAACCGCGACGACCCCGGCCGCTGGCGTATCGCGCACTTGCTCTGGCCGCTTCAAACGAAAGGCCGATAGCCATGGAAACCGCTCTGCGCGCCGCCCTGATCCGCTGGCTCGCCAGTGATCCCGCATTGGCCGCGATCAATGTCGTGGCCGAGGAAAGCCCGATCCGCGCGCCCGTTCCCTGGCTGGGCATCGCAGCCAGTACGAGTACCGACTGGAGCACCAAGGACCGCATCGGACGCGAAATCCGTGTGGCTTTGGAACTCCACACACGGGGCGACGACCCGGCCAGCGCCGCATCGCTTGTCCGCACGCTGGAAGGCCGGATTGCATCCCTGCCTGCAGCCCAGCCGGAATTCACTGTCGTCACCGCGCAATTCCTGCGCGCCCGCGCCGAACAGCGCCCCCGCAACACGCGGGCGATGCTGGTCGAATACCGTTTCCGGGTGCTCGCCAACTGACCCGGATTTCCTCATTTTCAGGAGCCTATCATGACCGCCCAGAAAGGCAGTGCCTTCCTTCTCAAGATCGGGAACGGCGATGCGCCACCCGCCTACGATACCGTCGCCGGACTGCGCACGACCCAGATGTCGATCAACGGCGACACAGTGGTCGTCACCAACAAGGGGTCCGGCGGCTGGCGCGAACTCCTGTCCGGTGCGGGAACCCGATCGGTCAGCGTCAATGCCGCCGGGATATTCCTCGGCAGCACGGCGGAAGAGACGATTCGCGCCAACGCACTGTCCGGCGCACTGGGCGACTACGAACTCGCGTTCGAAGGCGGCGAGAAATTGCGCGGCCGGTTCCTGGTTCAGCGGCTCGACTATGCCGGGGATTTCAATGGCGAACGAACCTACGCCATAGTGCTCGAAAGCTCCGGCCCGGTGGTGCCCGCGTGATGGCCGGCAGCGCCAATCCGCTGCGCGGCGAAGCCTCGCTTGCCATTGTGGGCCACCCCCACCGGCTGCGCCCCAGCTTCACCGCACTGGTCGCGGCGGAGGAGGAACTCGGTCCGCTATTCGCCCTGGTAGAACGGGCGGGCGACGGCCGGTTGCGGCTGAATGAAATGGCCTGCCTGTTCTGGCACTGCCTTGTCCCGCCCCACGCCTTAACCCGCGAACAGGTGGGCGAAGCGGTGGTCGCGGCAGGTCTGGCCGGATGCGCCGCCCCCTTGCGCATATTGCTGGGCCAGATCCTGCAAGGGCGGGAATGATGCAACCGGCGGCGCGCGGCACGTTTGCCTCCGGGGCTTTGCGGTTGGCTGGCATGGCCATGCGCATGCTCGGCTGGCGACCAGACGATTTCTGGAATGCCACACCGGCGGAACTGGCCGCAATCCTCATCCCCGACGGCAATACGCACGTCCCGCCGCTCGGTCGGGCGGAGCTAGAGCGCATGATGGAGCAAGAGCATGAACGACGATCCGATTGACACCCTGCTGGTCGATGTCCGCGCCGGCACGCAGGGTTTCTCCGCCGATATCGAGCAGATGCGGCAGAACCTCGACAACTCGCTGGTCGATGGCTTCGCCAGGGCCGGGACAGTGCTCGAACACGGGCTGCTCTCCGCCGTGCGGCGCGGCAGCCTCGGCTTCGATGACCTGAAACGGATCGCACTGCGAACGATGGACGAGATTGCCGCACAGGCGGCACAAGGCGGCGCAGGAATGCCGTTCATGTCATCCAGCATGGCACCGGGCGGGCTGGGCGCAACGCTGGGCAGCGCCCTGGGCTCGGTGTTCGGCCTGCCCGGCAGGGCAACCGGCGGCCCTGTCGCACCGGGGCGCGGCTATCTCGTCGGGGAGCGCGGACCCGAGCTGTTCGTGCCGACCTCTGCCGGAAGAGTGGAAAGCGGCCTGTCCGGCAGCGGGACCGCCCCGCGCGAAGTGCGTGTGGCGATCCAGCTTGCACAGCCGAAGGGCGCATCTGCCCCTGTGGCCCTGCAACGATCCGCCCGGCAAGTGGCCAGTACGGTCAGACGGGCGCTGATCGCCGGATAGCGGCAGCGACCAAACTCCCCACCAACTTCGCACAAGGCAACCGGGACATTCGCCAACCGCGACTTCCCGGCAATCCGAAGGACACCGATATGGCATTCTGGCTCGCCCGAAAGCGTGAAGGGCAGGATTCCGACTGGATCCAGCGCTTCGACCCGCGTTTCTGGACCGTCAATTTCCCTCGCCCGATGATGGCCTGCGTCACGGCTACGGGGCCGGATTCCCTGCGCGTCGATGCCGAATTCCACCGGCAGAGCGATCTGGCCGGGCTGATCTGGGAAAGCGAGGACAGGCACGATCATCCCCTGCTCGCCTATGCTACCGACCGCGACTATTCCCGCACGGTCCTGCGGTTTCACTGGAAGTCGGCCGGGCTCTTGCCGCTCGACGCACCGGATGGCCCGGCCCTGACCATTGAGGGTCGCGATGCGCACGGCGTACCGGCGAGCTGGTACGTGCGCTTATGGAACTATGCCGAAGGCACGCCCGAAGAGGCGGACATCGCGATCCCCTTTTCCGGTATCGTTTCCGGATGGTCATCCAGCGATCCGGGGGCCACCGCAGTGCATCCGGCGGATATCGACCGCATGTTCATCTCCCTCACGCCGCCGGGATTTCAGCCCGGCAACGATAACCCGCTTCCGGCGCGGGCCGATGGATGGGTCGAGCTGACCGGCATGATCTGCGAGGGGTATCGCCCCATGCTGGAAGTGGGGGACGTCTTGCTGCCCCCGCACGGGCTGCACGCCGCAACGGCGTATGACGACAGCTATCACCTCTCGCCGCACAGGGTGCTCCGCAATATGCGCGGCCTCGGTTATCGCGGACGGATCGCGCACTATCTGGGCATGAGCCATTTCCCCCGGCTCGTGCCCGATGGGGAGACGATGCTGGCCGATCCCGCAGGCACTGTCTGCGGCCCGGCGCAAGCATGGCACACCGCGTTCTTCGCCGCCTGCGCGGCAATGGGCTATGAAGCGATCGCCTCCCTTTCCTACGAATTGCTGGCCGCACACTGCCCCGCAGACTGGCAGCAGCGCGCCTTCGACGGGGAACCCGCGCGCACGGGATGGGACCCACCATCGGCTCTGTTGTCGCCAGCCCATGCCGGGGCGATGGGCTGGCTACGCTCGGTCGCGGCGCAGTTCGTCACCATGCAGGAACAGGCGGGTTTGCCGGTCCTGTTCCAGATCGGGGAGCCATGGTGGTGGACAATGCCTGACGGGCGCATCTGCCTGTATGACGATGCAGCGCGGGCCCTGTTCGGGGGCCACCCTCCCCCGATTCCCGACCTGCGAAAAACTCTGGGCATGGCACAGCGTGGCTTGCTGGACGAAGCCGGGGCGCTGCTCGCACAATCGACAGCAGATCTTGCCGCGGCGGTTCGCGCAGCGGCCACTGGCCCCGCAGAAGTGATGCTGCTGCTGTTCACGCCAACCGTGCTCGACCCCGCGATGCCGGAACTGCACCGGGCCAACATGCCATCCGGCTGGGCCTGGCCCGCATTCGACCGGCTGCAACTGGAAGATTACGACTGGCTGACGGCAGGGGCGGACGGCCTGCGGCGCGCGGCCTATGCCACGGTCGGGCAGCGGCTCGGCTATCCGGCCGACCGGCAGGACTATTTGGCGGGTTTCGTGCCTGACACGGCAGATGCCACAGACTTCTGGCCAAAAATCGATGCAGCACTGGATGAAGCGGCGGCACGCGGCGTGACGCAACGCTTCGTCTGGGCCCTGCCGCAGATCACGCGCGACGGCTACACCCGCCTCCCCCCTGTCAAGGATGATGCCATGCAGGCTTTCGACGACGTTCCCTATCCGCTGGCGCTGGGCCGCGATGCATCGGTCATGCCTGAATTTTCCACCTCCGTCGCCGTGACCTCATCCGGCCATGAACGGCGCGGCAGCCTGTGGGCCGATGCCCGGCTGCGCTTCGATGTCGGGCCGGGTATCCGTTCGGAGGAAGAGCTGGGCACGCTGATCGCGTTCTTTCGCGCCCGGCGCGGGGCCGCGCGCGGATTTCGCCTGACCGATCCGTTCGACTTCAGCTCCAACGGGATGACAGGAGCGCCAACCCTGTTCGACCAGCCACTCGGCACGGGCGACGGGCACCGCACCGTATTCCAGCTCACCAAGCACTATGGCGAGGGCCCAGAGCCGCAGGTCCGCACGATCACCCGCCCGCGCCCCGGCACTCTGCTGATCGGCATCGACGGCACGGCCAGTACCGGCTGGACTCTCGGCACCAAGGGCCAGGTGATTTTCGACAGCGCACCAGCCGCCGGAGCGCACATTCGCGCCGGCTTCCTGTTCGACGTGCCGGTGCGTTTCGCGGAAGACAGGCTCGACGTATCGGGCGCGAATTTCCTCGCAGGCGAAGCGCCCAGCGTGCCGCTGATCGAAGTGCGGGAGGCATCATGAGCCGGGTATTCTTCGCCCGGGAACTGGAAGCCACCGCGACGTTCTGGCGCATCCACCGCCGCGACGGCGTAACGCTGGGTTTTACCAGCCATGATCGCGACCTCTGGTTCGATGGCGTGCTGCATCGTGCCGCCCCCGGCATGGTTCCTTCCGCAATCCGCCGTTCAGCGGGGATCGAAGCGGATACTGCGGACGTCCGGGGAGTGCTCGCGCATGATGCGATTGCTGCCGACGCTCTGGCCGAAGGGCGCTTCGACGGGGCGGGCGTAGCCATTGGCGTGGTCGATTGGGAATCCTGCGAGAATGCGATCCTCTATCGCGGCGCGATCGGTGCGGTGGACCAGGAAGCCAATGCATTTTCCGCTGAATTGCGCTCCGCCAAGGCCGCACTCGAAACAGACCCGGTGCCGCGAACCAGCCCGACATGCCGGGCCGCATTCTGTGGCCCCGGTTGTACACTGCCTGCCAGCCGTTTCACCCACGATGGTACGGTCAGTCAGATCGATTTCGACGGGAATTCCATCGCCTTGACCGGCGCGACCCCTGCCAGCCGGTTTCGTGACGGATCGCTGCGCTGGCTCGATGGGCCGCAAGCGGGCCTCGCCATGGAAATAACCGGCGTGACGGGCGCATCGCTTGTGCTCGACACACAGCTTGACCCCGCGCTTCAGGTCGGGGCCCGCGCACTTGTGCGCGAAGGGTGCGACCATACCATCGGCACCTGTCATGACCGCTTCGGCAATGCGGTCAATTTCCAGGGCGAGCCCTTCCTGCCGGGGAACGATCTCCTCGCCCGCTATCCGGCGCCACAAGCATGAACGATCCGGGTTTCTCCCTGGCAATGGCGGCGAAGCGTCTGGTGGGCACGCCTTTCCGGTTGCATGGCCGCGATCCGGCCACCGGGCTCGATTGCCTCGGGGTGGTCTTCGCCGCGCTGCAAGCCTGCGGCCATGCCACGCCGCCGCCATTCGCCTATGCCCTGCGCAATCGCGATATTTCACCCATGCTCGACCAGGCCCGCGCAATCGGGCTGGAGGCGGCGGACGGCCCCATGCAGGCGGGCGATATTGTGATGGCCACCACTGGCGCGGCTCAGTTCCATGTTCTGATTGCGGTTACCGCCCAGCGTTTCGTCCATGCCCACGCCGGACTGCGCCGTACGGTCGCAACGCCCGCTCCCTTGCCCTGGCCGACGCTGCGCCACTGGCGGCTCTCCCCCGACATCTGAGGAAAGACACATGGCAACTCTCGTTTTCACGGCTGCGGGCACTGCGTTCGGCGGCCCGCTGGGCGGCGTGATCGGCGGCCTCGCCGGGCGGCAGGTCGATGCCGCGCTGTTCGGGCCAGCTTCCCGCCATGGCCCTCGCCTCGACGATCTGAGAATTTCCACCTCCAGCTACGGCAACGCGATCCCCCGCCATTTCGGAGCCGTCCGCATGCCCGGCACAGTGATCTGGGCAACCGATCTGGTCGAACACAGCCAATCGCAAAGCGGCGGCAAGGGTAGCCCGTCCGCGACGACTTACAGCTACAGCGTATCGCTGGCCGTGGCGCTGGCCAGCCGCCCGATCCTGCGCATTGGGAAGATCTGGGCGGATGGCAATCTGCTGCGCGGCGAAGAAAGTGATCTCAAGGCCGGAGGGCAGTTGCGCGTCTATTCCGGCCATGGCGACCATGGGCCGGACCCCTTGCTCGCCTCTGCCGAAGGGGCCGGCTGCCCCGCCTTTCGCGGCTTGGCCTACGCCGTGTTCGAGGATCTCGACCTGTCTGGCTTCGGCAACCGCATTCCGGCCTTGAGTTTCGAAATCCTCGCGGATGAGGGGCCACTGACGCTCGCCCCCATGCTGGCTGGCGCGGTCGATCCAAGCAGCATTGCCCGCCCGCTGCCCGGCCTTGCGGGATTCAGCTGCGCAGGGGGACCACTGACAGACGTTCTCGCCACCATTGATGCAGCCTACCCTCTCGCGTGCGATGCCAGTGGGCAGCAATTGCGCATTTTCGATGCCGAAGCGCGGCCTGCCAATGCACCGCTTCTTCCCGAGCCCACGGTGACAGAGGAAGAGGGAAGCTTCGGTCAGGCCAATGGCCGGAAACTGCAACGTCAGGCAGGGGATGGCAACGTGCCCATGGCCATACGCTATTTCGATAGCGCGCGAGATTACCTGACCGGTATGCAACGCGCAGACGGGCGCGCCCGGTCGGGCCGCGAACTGGTCATGGAATTCCCCGGTACGCTCAAGGCTGCGGACGCGCGCCGTCTGGCCAACGAATCGGCCAGCCGCGCGGCCCGCTCCCGCGAAACGATGGCCTGGCGCGTGGCGGAACTCGATCCCGCAGTTGGTCCAGGCAGCGTGGTCCGCGTGCCAGGCCACTCAGGATATTGGCGAATAACAGGCTGGGAATGGCGCACTGATGGCATCGAACTGGAACTGATGCGCCTGCCGCATGGGTCCGCCCGCAAGCAGGCGACGGAGCCGGGACGAAACAATCCCGCGCAAGATCTTCCCGCAGGGACGAGCGAACTGGTGGCATTCGATTTGCCATGGGACGGTTTGGGCACTGGCGACATGCCCCATATTCATGCAGCACTTTCCTCCCCCTCCCCCGGCTGGGCCGGCGCACAAATCCTCGTCGAACGGAGCGGTTCGTTCATCCCGCTGGGCAGCAGCCGCAAACGTGCATTAATCGGTCAGACCTTGACCGCGCTTCCACCGGCGCCCGCAATTATCCTCGATCGGCAAGCTCGCGTCACGGTTCGGCTGACCGCAGCAGACCTGGCACTCGATTCGGTCACTCTGGAACAGCTTGCTGGCGGGGCCAATTGCGCGCTGATCGGCACCGAATTGCTCCAGTTTGCCAGCGCCACTGCGCTCGGCAATGGCGAATGGTTGCTGGAAGGCCTGTTGCGTGGCCGCGGCGGGACTGAATGGGCCGCTCTCACAGGGCAGAGCGCCGGATCGCATTTCGTCCTGCTCGATCACCGGCTGACGCCGCTCGATCTGCTGCAATCGGATGCCACACCGGAAACCGTGATCGCGGCAATCGGGCTTGGTGACAGTGAGCCGGTCACCACGACACTCGTGAATGCCGGGCTCGGGCAACGTCCGCTGACGCCAGTCCATCCCCGCTGCTTGCACCGGCCCGACGGGGAAATGATTCTGACATGGGTCCGTCGGGCACGCGGTGCATGGGAGTGGCGCGACGAAGTGGATGTCCCACTCAACGAGGACGACGAAGCCTACGCCGTGGGGCTGGGGCCAGTCGATAACCCGATCATGCGTTGGGAAACCACCCAGCCACGCCTGGCGATTGGTCCGCCGACTGCCGCGGCCATTGCACTCGATCATGCGGGGCAACCGCTCTGGGTCCGCCATACCGGTCGCTTCGCGCAATCCGATCCCTTGCTCATCACCATCATCTGA